GATGAATACAAATCCATAGTTAAACCAGGTGCACATATTGGTGTAGAAGTTAATTTAAAACCTGGTGATATGCTTATTTATTCAGGTTGTGAATTAGAGCATTGGAGAAAACCATTTGAAGGCAATCTCTGTGGTCAAGTATTCTTACACTATAATCACGCAAATGGAAGATTTGCGAAGACTAATTTATACGACAAAAGACCTCTTTTAGGTATTCCTAAAATAAGATAGTTTATATTTTCAATATTTGTTATATAATGTTTATAGGAGAATTATGCCTTTAACAAAATTAAATTTTTTACCTGGATTGGATACTGAAAATACAGAGACTGGAGCAGAAGGTCGATGGATTAACAGTGATAAAATACGTTTTAGAAAAGGTCTTCCACAAAAAATAGGTGGATGGACTAAATTTAGTACTACTTATTATGTAGGTGTAGGTCGGGCTCTTTTTGCATGGTTTGATTTAGATGGTAGTCGTTACGAAGCTTTAGGTACTAATAGAAAAGTATATACTTATGCTTCTGGTACTTCTCAAGATATTACACCTATTAGACAAAGTAATACTTTAGCTAATGTATTTACAACATCAACTTCTAATGCTAATGTGACGGTTAATCATACTTCACATGGAGCAATTGTTGGAGATTTTGTTACTATCGCTAATGTATCAAGTAGTGATGTAGGAGGTATAGCAAATACTTCTTTACAAGGTGAATTTGAAATACAATATATTACTAATACAGATGCGTATGTTATATTAACTAATGGTACAGCAACTTCTACAGTAACTGATACTGCTAATTGCGAAATAGATTATCAAATAAATGTAGGACCAAATCAACAAACTTTAGCTTATGGATGGAACACTGGTGCTTATTCTGATGGTACTTGGAATACTCCTCGTACTACTTCTGAAGTAACTATTGATCTAAGACAATGGTCTTTGAATAACTGGGGAGAAGATTTAATATTAACTCAAAGAGACGGCGGTACTTATTTATGGGATACTTCAACAGGTATGTCAGGTAATAGAGCAACTATTATTGCTAATGCTCCTACAACAAGTACTTTATCAGTTATAGCTACAGATACAAGACATTTAATTTGTTGTGGTACAGAAACTACAATAGGAACACCTAATACTCAAGATAAATTATTTATTAGATGGTCAGATCAAGAGAATTATAACTTTTGGGCTGCTAATGCTACTAACTCAGCAGGATCACAACGAATAGCTGGTGGATCAGAGATTAGAGCAGCAAAGCCAGCTAAAGGAACTATTCTAGTATGGACAGATCAATCTTTACATTCAATGTCTTTTATTGGTCCACCTTTTATATTTGGTTTTCGTCAATTAGGTAGTGATTGTGGTGCGGTAAGTATGAATAGTGTTTATGTAATTGATGATGTAGCATATTGGATGTCTGATGGACAATTCTTTAGATATGCTGGTGCTGTTCAAGAAATACCATGTCAAGTATTAAATTATGTATTTGATGATATTAATCAAACGCAATATGGACAAGTTTATGCTGGTCAAACTCATAACTTTTCAGAGATTATTTGGTATTATTGTTCTAGTAGTTCTAATCAAATAGATAGATATGTTATTTATAATACGCAAGAAAATATATGGTACTTTGGAAATTTAGCAAGAAGTACTTATTTAGATAATGGTGTAGAATTAAATCCAATAGCAACTGAGTTTTTACCTAATAATACTTCTAATACATTTAGTACAATTAGTGGTTTAACAAAAGGTAGAAGTTTAATTTATAGACATGAAGATGGAGTAGATGCTGACGGTTCTGCTTTAGCAGCATTTATAGAATCAGGTGATGGAGATATTGCTGATGGAGAAGATTTTAGCTTTATAAATAAAGTTATACCAGATTTTCAAGATATGTCAGGTAATGCTGTAATTACTTTAAGAACTAAAGATTATCCAAATGACACTAATACGACTGGTGAAACGATTACAGTTAATAATACAACTAGATTTTATAACTCTAGAATCAGAGGTAGACAGTCTTCTATTAAGATAGAAAATACAGAATTAGGTAGTAATTGGCGATTTGGTACATTAAGAATCAATATAAGACCCGATGGAAAAAGATAAATATACCATAAGACAAGCTCGAATATCCGATGCTGTCCATATTAGAGAACTACTTAAAACGTGGTTAAAAGAAGCTCCATTCAACTTCGGAAATGCTAATAATAAAAAGTCTTTAGAAAATATAATATTTTACATTCGTAATAGTTTTGTTATAGTAGTAGAATATGAAAATATTATCGTTGGTACGTTAGCAGCGACTGTTGACGAAACGTGGTATAGTGACAAAAAGTTTCTAAGAACTTTATGGTTACATGTTAATCCTAAGTTTAGAAACTTTCATGTCTTTAGATCATTAATGATAGTATTTAAAGAACACGCATTAGCAAATAGATTAACTGCGATATGCGAAATATTTCAAGGTAAAGATGTCGTAAGAAAACACGATGCTTTTACTAAATTAGGATTTGACGTTATTGGAGGAACATATATAATCAATGGGTAGTATTTTCAAACCACAAACAACTGTTGTACAAGCACCATCTCAGCAACAAACAAGTTATGACATACCACAATATTTTAAAGATATTCAAGAGAGAACTTTAAAAAGAGCAGAAGAAGTAGGACAAAGACCTTACGAAGCATATACAGGTCAAATGATTGCTCCTTTAAGTGCTTTAGAACAACAAGCTGCTAATGTAGCAACACAACAATTACTACCTCAAACTCAACAACTTCGTGCTATTGGAGAACAAAGATTTACGCCTACTGTTGCTCAACAGTATATGAACCCTTATGAATCTCAAGTGATTAAGGGTGCAATTGGAGATGTTGAAGAACAATATCAACAAGCACAACGTGCCTTAAGTGCTACAGCCGTCGGAGCTGGCGCATTTGGTGGAACTCGTTTTGGTGTAGAACGAGCTTTAGGAACAGAAAGGTTCTTAGATCAAGTTGGCGATATTTCAAGTCGTCTAAGACAAGCTGGTTTTGAATCAGGAGCAGCTAGGTTTGCTGCTGATCGTGCTTCGCAATTACAAGCTGCGCAAGCACAACTTTCAGGAACTGCTGGAGCGATACAAGGACTATCGACACTTGGTGCAACAGCAAGAGGTATCGAACAAGCTGGACTTGCAGAGGCATATAGAGATTTCATTGAACGTAGAGAGTACCCTGTAGAACAAGTAAGACAAGTTGTTGGCGCATTAGCAGGTGCTCCTATAAGAACTTATGGAGAAGAAAGATCAGGAACTGTAGGTACACCAGTAGGTGCTCCAAGTATATTTGGACAAATCGTTGGTGGCGCACAGGCTCTTGGATCATTCATGTAATTTATGGCAACACTAGATGAAAAAGATATTGAATCAGTAGCAGATAAAGATTCATTAAAAGTATTATCTGATTCTGATAATTTAGATTCAGTTGCAGCATTAATGGAAGCTGCGGATCGTAGAGCAACTAAAAGAGCAGAAAGTGAAGCTAGAGCTAAAGCTAAAGAAGATAATAAAATAGAAGTTAAAGGCGGTGATGCTTTATCTAATCAAGTTGAAAATAAAGATAATGAAAATGGAAAAGCATTAAATTTTGGAAAAAAAGTTGGTAAAGCTCTTTCTAACTTTAGTAATTATATGGAAAAAAATTACGAAAAAGTAATGACTGATCCAGGTAAACGTACAATGTTTCTTTCTGGTCTAAATACATTAATAGAATCATCTCAATATACTCCAATAGGGCAAGCTTCTTCTTTAGTAGGTAAAGTTGCTAAAGGTCAAAAGAAAGGTATAATGGAAGGAATTGCCATTGGTCAAAAAGAAAGAGAACAAGATATTGAAAGAACTAAAGCACAAGCTTCTTTAGCAAAAGCACTTAAAGGAGAACCACCTAGAATTAGAGATACATTAGAAGAAGCAATATTAAAAGAATACACAGGTGAAGGTGGATTTCTTTCTAGAAAAAGAGATACAGATACTAAGTATCAAGCACAAGATGCTAGATTTACAGAATTATATAAATTAGCACAAAAAGGATTTCAAGCTCCTACAGGTTTAGTAGAAGGTTTCTTTACACCATTTGAAAAGATTGCACAAGAGTTAGGTTTTAGTGAAAAAATAGATGAATTAAGAAAAAATATTATAAATCAAAAAGATATTAAATCTATTCCTATTAATTTACAAAATGAATTTAAAGATACATTTCAAGCTTTAACTAAAGCTGCAATTGTATCGCAAGTAAAAGATTTATATCCAGCTTCTGATAAAGACATTCAAGTTTTATTAAGTACAGCAGGAGATATATTTACTAATCCTGAAGCTTTAAGAAAATTAGTGTCAGCACAAAAAGCATTATCAGAAATAAGTAAGCTACAAGGTAATTTAGCAAAAAATATTGCATTTACTGAAAAAGATATTAACTTCGAAGAAGAATCCAAAAATAGATCGGCAGAAACTTTAGCGGGAGAATTAACTAAAGAAGTTGATGATAAAACATTAATGAGTTTATATGGTGATACTGAAAGAAATCCATTTAGAGTTATTAATGCTTACTATTATAATCAATTACAACCTACAATTGATAAACCTTTACAAGACCCATTTAGTGTTTTCAAATCAACAAAAGCTGAGCAAATAAAAACTCAAAATGATTTAGTTGATCAAGTAACTACTGATTTATTAACAAAATAATGGAGGTTTATTTTGGCAGATTTAAATCCAAAACAACAATCAGCTTATGATACACTTATTTCTGGTGGAATAGGTAAAGATGATGCTTTTAATTTAGTAACTGGTAATCTAAGTGCTGAAGACTTTAAATTAAAAAATTCAGAAGGTGTAAAAACTAATCTTAAAGAACAATTAGACGTAGAAGGTTTTGACTATGATCTAATGAAAAAAACATCAGAAAAAATTAAAAAAGAGCTTGATCCAAATCAAGCTCCAGAGTTAATGGGCGTAGATGAAACTTTAAGTTATGCTATGCCATCAACAACTGATCTATTTAATCTTTATGGTATACGAACTGATAAAGAAGCTCCTGCTTCTGTAAGAGGTAAATTAAGTTTTGGATTAAATGATCCTAACTCTCAAATATTTAATGCTAAATTTTTATTAGGACAAAATTTAATTGAAGAAGGTATGAAACCTGAACTTGTTGAAAAATACAAAGATAAGATAGACGTACAAATAAAAGAAGTAGGAAAAGGTCAAGAAAAAACAAGTGGCATGATATTTAAACTACCTAAAGAATTAGGTGGCGATGGTAAATACTATAAATTTAATACACCAACTATGTTACCAAATGCTGGAGACTTAGCAGCAATATCAGGTGATAGTATACCTATTGCTATGAGTGTTGCGGGTGGTACTTTTGGAAGTATTGCAGGTCCAGCAGGAACAGTATTAGGTTCAGGATTTTCGGGTGGATTAGGTGAATATGCAAGACTAATGTATGGAAGATATAAATTTGGACTAAATAGTTATATGTCAGATGAAGAATTTGACAAAGCAGCATTTGATGATGCTTTATTATATGGAGCTATTGATGCTGGTGCCACTGCTGTATTTTTACCTTTAGCTGCTATTGTTAAGCAAGCTATCTTTACTACACCTAAAGAAAGATTATCAGTAGATACAATGAAAAAATTTATTAAAGCAGGTGGTGCTATTGATAAAGAAATGGCTAAAAATTTAGATGAAGCTAGAAAAGTTTTAATAGCTAATGGATTAACAGAAAAACAAGCTGATGATTATTTAGCAATATCTGTAGCTAAAGCAATTCCAGAAGCTGGTATATTAGAAAAAGGCACAGTAGCTGATAAGTTATATTTTAAACAAATAAAATCAGCAGAAACTAAAGCTAACATTAAAGAAGTAGAAACTAAATTATTAAAAAGTTTAACTGGACTAAATAAAGTAGATGATAAAGCGGCAGATGTTTTAATAGAAGGTGTAGAACAAGATGTTAGAAATATAAGAAATTTAGAATTAGAAAGTGTAAATAAAGAAGCAGGCGAAGCTTTTAACATTATCCAAAAATCTAAAGATAATATTTTTAAATCAGGGACTGAAAGTTATGTAGATGATTTTGGAATTGAATTTGCGGGTGTAACTGGTAAATTAGAAACTAGACTAGGTAATTTAAAAAATCAAATTGATGCTTCTCTTAGAAATTCTAAAGTACAATTAAATCCAGATTTTGGTGAAGAAGTAAAATTATTAAATAATTTAATAAAAAATTATACAATGAAAACTAGACCAGTTCCTAATTTAACTAAACAACAAAAAAGTAAATTATCAGTAGAACAATTAGAACAAAGAGCTAAAAATGAAAATATTAATGATATGTTTAGAATGTTAGATGCTGATGGAGGATTTACAGCAACTAAAAATAAAATACAAGTATTATCAAAAGGTTTAAAATCAATAGAAGAAATGCCTTTAACAGAAGCTGTAAAATTAAGATCAATGGTTATAACAGCTTTAGATAATGCAGATATAGGAAAAGGATATGGTCAAAGTTTAAGAAAATTAAAAGGTGGTTTAAATAAAATAATAGATGATGCTACTGCTGGTAATCCTAAACTTGCAAAAAAAATTACTCAATACGATGAGTTATTAGCTGCAAAACAAAATTCATACTTTAGAGATTTTGCTACTAACTTTGGATATGGTCCTGGTAAAAAAGTTACAGAAGCTGTACAATTTAAAGGTAAACCTATATTTGAAAGATTTGTTGAAGGGACTGATGCGTTAGAAAATTCAGCAAGATTAGGTCAATTAATTAGAACTAAAGGTTTATTTAATTCTTCAGAAATTACAAGAATGAAATCAGCACTATATGAAAATTATTTTTCTAAAGTACAGCCTAAAGAAATAGGAAGTAAAGGTATGATGTCTCATAAAGAATTCATAGAGCAATATGGTAAAAATTATAGATTGATATTAGGAGATAAAGAATATAAATCTTTTGTTAAAGGCACAGAAGGTGTAATGAAAAGTTATGATAATATTATTCAACAAACTGCTGATATACAAACAACTTTATCAAGAGCACTTCCAGGTTTAGAAGTAAATATACTAGATTCAGGAGCACCAAGTAGAATAGTAGAACACATAATTAATTCAGGTAAAATGAAAAACATTTCTTTATTATTAAAGAAACTACCAGATAATTTAATTACTGATATTAGGAGAATATATTTAAATCAATTCATTAAAGGAACTACTTCCGACTTAGGTGGTGGAATAACAGCAATGAATGGTAAATTATTAAATGAATTTTTAACTAAAAATAGAAGTATTATAAAACAATTATTTAATGATGATTTCTTTAATGCACATAGAAGTATGGCAAATGCTTTAGAAGTAATACAAACTAGAGAAACATTAGGTGCAGTAGGAGCACCAGGTTTAACTGATGCTGCAAATAAAGCTGGATTATTTGTTGATATATTTGCAGGACCATTAAATCATAAAAGATTAATTCTTAATAGATTAGGTCGTATCTATGATGGTTTTGATTTAGGAGGTGATAGTTTAGCTTTATTAAGAGATTATAATAAATTTGTAGAAGCAGCTAAGAAAAATTTTATAGCTGGAAACTATCCTAAATTTTTTGATAATTTATCACCAAGTAAATTTGATAGTATAGTTGAAAAAATTAATTTTGGATTATTTAATAGAGGATTAGGTGTTAGAAATCCATATAGTTTTAAAACTAATCCTTTATATGGTAGAGAGTATATGAATGAAAAAGCTGGTAATATATTTAATGATACTCAACAAGATGATGAACCACAATTATTTGATCCAATAGATAAGACAGCTACTACATTAGGAGATGTTGCTTCTAAAGTTGGTAAAAAATATATTATGCCTATTATAAATAGATTAACTAAAGGAATTAAGGATAGTAAAAAACGAAGAAAATCAGAAGACATTGAAAGAAAAATATTTGAAGAAGAAAAGAGACCGTAGTGATACAAAAAAATAAAGGCTGTTACGCAGAAAATATTGCTATATGTTATTTACAAGAAAAAGATTATTACGTCTTTAAACAATGTCAAACACAATCTGCTGTAGACTTAGTTGCTATTGATCCACATACCTTTGAAATAAGAATGTTTGATGTTAAAACACAAAACTATCGTAAAGATGGTACTTACATTAATCGTGTGCCGCGGATCAAAGGTAAAAATATAGAGATAATTCTAGTAGATTTAAAAACAAAAAAGTGTAGAATAGTGCAACGAAAAGGAATCGTATGGTCATAAGAGAAAAAACAGATACAATAGTTATTCATTGCGCTGCTACTAAGCCATCTATGGATATTGGTAAAGATGAAATAAGAAAGTGGCACGTAGATGATAATGGTTGGGAAGATATAGGTTATCATTTTATTATTAGACGTAATGGTACAGTGGAAGAAGGTAGAAAAATAGATTATCAAGGAGCACACGCACCTGCTGTAAATTCTAGAAGTATAGGTATATGTTTAATAGGTGGTTTATCAGAAGATAATAAACCAGAAAATAATTTTACACTAGAGCAATTTTTAAGTTTAAGTAATGTAGTAGATTTAATGCAAAGTAAATATGAAATTAAATCTATCGTAGGCCACGGAGATTTTCAAGAAAATAAAAAGAATTGTCCAGGCTTTAATGTAGCACAGTGGTTGCATAAGGAAAATATATATGTGGGCTAATGTTATTATGGGTGCTTTTAAAGTAGGAGCACACGTTCTTAAAAATAGACAGCAAACTAAAATGCTTATGTCAGATGCAGAAAAAATGCATGCTGAAAAGATGGCACGTGGAGAAGTAGAATACCAAAAAGCTGTAATGGATAATAATAATCAGGGATGGAAAGATGAGTTCGTGCTTATCTTGGTGTCTGCTCCTGTTATGTTATTAGTATGGTCTATCTTTTCTGATGATCCAGAAATTATGATCAAGGTCGAAAAATTCTTTGAGTATTTTAATAATATGCCTTTTTGGTACCAAGCTCTATTTATTGGTGTAGTTTCTGCTATCTATGGACTTAAAGGTGCTGATATATTAAAGAGAAAATAATTCTTTCCAATTATCGCCTGTTATTTCGTCAGCTAGTTTCTTTTTATTATTTAAAGTTTCCATTATCTTTTCATCTATCGTTTTAGGACAAACGATATCTATATATGTAACTTTATCTTTTTGACCAATTCTATGTGCTCTATCTTCCGACTGTAATCTAACTTCCATATCATATGTATTATTAAAATAGATAACTGTTTTAGCATTAGTTAAAGTTAGACCATAACCTCCAGTTCTAGGTTGACCTATAAAATATTTAATCTCTCCACTTTGAAACTTCTCAACTATCTCTTGTCTATGTTCAGCTTCTGTCTCTCCATAGTATGTAGCCACTTTACTAGCACCATATCTTTTAGCAAGTTCATTTCTAATCAATTTAATACTACTCACAAAGGTAGCCCAAATAATTACTCCACCTTGTGTCTCTTCAAGCACATTTAGTAGTTCTTCTAGTCTAGGGTTAGTTCCAGGTATAACTTCTTCTGTACCATCGTCATATTTAATAAAACCACATAAAATCTGCTGTAAACGTAATATTCGTGTGATTATAAGAGGCGCAGACACTAACTTTTCACGTTCTAGTTCTAGTATAGCACGTTTTCTTAAAGTGTGATATATGGCCTTCTGGTCTTTACTAAGCTCTATTTCTCGTTTTAACCTTACTTTAGCTGGTAAATCTAAACATTCATCTTTAGTAACTCTAAAACTATAAGGTTCTAAAGTATTTTGTAATTGATCTAATCTTTGATAACTAACGACTTCATCAAAACTATGAGTAGATGTTCTACGTCTTCTCATAACACAATAAGTATTACGATATGCATAGAAACTATTTTGAAGTATGTATTCATCTAAAAAATTAATTTGAGACCATAAGTCTAATGGACCTTGGGTCACTGGAGTCCCTGTTAATATTCTTCTAAACTTAGCAAGACGACCTAACTTTAAAACTGATTTAGTTCTTCTTGCTGTACGATGTTTAATAGTAGTACTTTCATCAATACAGAAAAAAGATGCTGATGTATTAAGTAATCTATGTAAATAATTTTTTCCCTTATCGGTAGATAAAGCTTCTATGTTAATAATAAAAAATTTTAATTTATGCGATGGCTTTAAAAAATTAATTAACATTTCTACATTTGATTTAGTTTCATTAGGAGACCAAACACAAATGTCAGTTAGTTCTTTTACATCATCAGGCATATGAGTTTTAAATTCTGACGATAACCAATTACGATAGACACCTTTTGGTGCTGCTATGATTGCTGTATCAATTTTACCTTTTCTATAAAGATAAGCGATATTATCTATAATAACTTTAGACTTACCTGTACCTTGTTCCATAAACAAAGCATAAGCTTCTTTATCCTTACATTTTAAAAAAGCATCATATTGATGTTTATAAGGTTTAGTTTTGAACTTATATTTAATAAAATTATCTTCGTTAATAAATTCGACTTGCATTTAAATCTTTCTGTTTTCTTTTAATAATTTACTTATATATAGACTTACGATATAAGTAAATAATAAAAATAAGAAAGGAGAATAAATGGCTAAAGTTTATGTAACGCAAGAAAATCCTAAAGTGAACATTCTTGCAGCAGGTCGTTTTGGTGAATTAAATTTACTATTACTACCTGGTAGACAAGTCACTTTATCATCTGCTCCTGTCGTAAGGTTATTAAGGTCAAAGCTTAAAGATTTTACTAATGACGATTTTATATTACCAATGGGTGATCCTGTGGCTATTGCCATAGCAAGTATGATTGCTGCAGAAGTAAATAATGGTCGAGTTAAATTTTTAAAATGGGATAGAGAAAATTCTTGTTACTATTCTGTAGAAGTTGATCTATATAATAATCTGAGAAAGGAGAATGAGTAATGTCGAAAGAAACGTGGATTTTCGATGCAGTCGAAGAACATGAAAAGAAAAAGTCTTTACCAACAGATGGCGGCTTAAAAATCGTTACACAAATTGGTAATAAACTTATTTCTAAGAAGAAAGACCTCGATCAACAGGAAGAAAAGCTTAAACAAATAAAAGCTGAAATTCGTGAGATAGAGGAAAATGAACTACCTGGTGCTATGACACAAGTTGGTTTAAAGAAGTTTGAACTAGAAGATGGTAGTCAAATTTCTGTTAAAGAAGAAATATTTTGTTCTATATCAGAAGAAAAGAGACCACAAGCTCTTAACTGGTTAGAGGAAAATGGACACAGCGAAATTATTAAACATGACGTTAAAGTAAGTTTCGCTAAAGGAGAGTACGATGAAGCTGATCGTTTAATCAAAGTTTTAAATAAAGAATTTAAAAATATTGATTATGATGAAAAGTCAACCGTGCATCCACAAACACTCAAAGCTTTTGCTAAAGACAGATATTCTTTAGGTCAAACATTACCTGAAGAATTTTTCAATGTCTATGAAGCCAATATAGCAAGAGTTAAATTAGGAAAGGAGAAAAAATAATGGCTGACAATAAAGAAGTAGTCAAGAAACAGAATACAGAGTTATCTACTGATATTTCTGCAGACTTGATTATAAAGTCCGCTGGTCTTGGTTTAGAAAACGTCACTAATGACGATATAACTATTCCTAGATTGGCTATCATTCAGTCAGGATCACCTCAAAGAAAGAAAAAAGATGAGAAATACATTGAGGGAGCTGATGAAGGTATGATTTTTAATACAGTTACAAATACATTGTATCCTGAAAGTTTAGAAATCATCCCATGTGGTTTTAGAAAAACCTATGTAGAATGGGTACCAAGAGAAAAAGGTGGAGGTCTTGTAGCAGTACACGATATGAAACCTGATGGTACTAAAACTGATCCTAAAACTAAAAAGTCAATGTTAGGCGAAAATCAAATAGTTGATACAGCTGAACATTTCGTTTTAGTTAAAAAAGATAAATCGTATGAACCCGCTGTTCTTACAATGACTTCTAGCAATCTTTCAGTTTCTAGAAAGTGGTTAACACTTCTAAAGATGAAAAAGATTAATGTTAAAGGTCAAGCGAAAGAACCGCCTTCATTTTTATATAGATTTAATCTATCAACTGTTCAAGCTGAAAACGACTTAGGCAGTTGGTTTAAATATAAAATAGAAGAAATAGGTCAAGTACCAAATGAATCTATCTTTAGCCAAGCTAAGACACTTGCTGAATCAGTAAGTACTGGTAAAGTTAAAGCATCAGAACCAATTGATACTGAAACTAGTAATGAGGAATCTAAAGACACAGGGAACCCACCGTTCTAGTTTATGTTGTTTGAAGATTTCTATAAGGTCTTTCCTGGCCTCAATCGAGCCTATGGTAAATTTACTATAACTGGTAAAAAAGGCGAAAAGGTTGATGGTATAGGGAAGACCATTAGAGAGCCTTATACAAATGATTTATGGAAACAACACCTAGACGGCACAAGCAGTCTAGGTGTCATTCCTATTAATGAAGACAATAAATGTAAATGGGGTTGTCTTGATGTTGACGATTATAGTGTTGACTTAGAAAAAATTTCAAAAGATTTTGCTAAAAAAAATTTAATAATATGTAGAACTAAAAGCGGAGGTGGTCACATATTTATTTTTACTAAAAAATTTGTCTCTGCCAAATCAATGATTGATAAATTAAAAGATATTGTCAAAGCATTTGGATTTGTTAAATATGATTTAAGACCTCAGCAAACTAAATTATTAGATGAAAAAGACGTAGGTAGTTGGCTTAATATGCCATATTTTGGAGGTAAAGAAACAGATAGATATGCTTTATATGATGGTAAAGTATTAAGTCCAGAACATTTTATACAATGGATAGAAAAATTTGCAGTAGATAGTTTAGATGATATTCATTTAAGTTTTATTAAAAAAATAAATAAGATTGAAGAAAAATTACCAGGAGGACCTCCTTGTTTACAAGATTTATTATCTCAAGGTCCTATAGCACAAGGTGGTAGAAATAATGGATTATTTAATATTGGAGTTTATTTAAGAAAACGATATGAAGATGATTGGCAAGATTATTTAGAAGAATATAATGATAAGTATATTGATCCACCATTAAAGCCTAGAGAATTTACAGAAGTTTCTAAAAGTTTAGATAAAAAAACTTATAATTATAAATGTAATGATTCACCTATTAATTCTTTTTGTAAAAGAACTAAATGCTTAACTTGTGAATTTGGTATAAGTGATAATGGAATTATGCCTATATTAAATGGTATAACTAAAATACTTACCAATCCACCACAATATTTTATTACACTTAATGAGAAAAAGATTGGTCCACTCGAAAGTAAACAAATATTTAATTTTATAGATTTTAAACAAGTAGTATTTGAAAATTTAGATATGTTAATTCCTAAACAAAGCGATAAATTATGGACAGAAACAGTTAATGATTTAATGTCTAGAGTAGAAAATGTAGAAGCACCAGAAGATAGTAGTAATCAAGGTAGACTATTTAATTTATTAGAAACTTTTTGTACTGGTTCAACTACATCAGAAGAGTTTGATGACTTATTAAGAGGTAAAGCAGTTATATCAGAAGAGTATACAGAGTTTAGAATAAATGACTTTATGGAATTTTTAGATAGACATAGATTTAAAGAATTTAAATTACAAGAAGTTACAGCTTTACTTAAAAATTTTGGAGCTTCACATTCTGGTAAAAAAGTTAAAGGAAAGTTTATAAATACTTGGTCAGTTAAAAATTTTAATAAACAAAATGAAGAATTTAAACAACCAAAAATAACTAAGGAGGCTTATGAATAAAGAACAAGCAATTAATATTTTATTAACACATGCTATCAGAAGTATTGATCCTGATGATGATGCTTATGCTGCTGAAGTTGATGAAATAAATGCAGCGGTTTTATTTTTAGAAAAAGACAGAGAAAAAAATAAAATAGATGCTAAAGTAGAAGTAAAAGGAGTTCAATTTAATATTAGAAAGGGAGTATGATTATATTTTTTGATACAGAGACTAATGGATTATGGCGTAGAGACTTAAATCCAGATCATGATGATCAACCACATATGGTAAGTTTAGCTTTTCAAGTATGTGATGATAAAGAAAAAGTTATAGGACAAATGTCTTGTAGAATACAACCTAAGTATAAGGGTTTTACTATACCTGAAGAAGTAGAAAAGATACATGGCATATCTACTGATTTAGCAAATCAAACAGGAGTAAGAGCTGAATATGTTTTATCGGTTTTTCAAAGTTATTTAGAAAGAGCTGATACTTTAGTTGCTCATAATACAGCTTTTGATTTACAAATTATTAAAAGAGAATTTAATAAATATGCGATGAAATTATTTATTCCTAAAAATATACATTGTACTATGATGACTGCAAAAAATCAAATGAAGTTAGAAGGTAAGTATGACGATTATAAATTTCCTAAACTTCAAGAATGTTTTGATCATTTCTTTCATAGAGGTGTTCAAGATTATCACGATGCTTTATTAGATGTGCAGTTATGTAAAGAGTTATATTTTCATATGAAAAGATTAGGAGTAGAACCAGTATCGCCTCAAGAAATACCAAAAGAATTACTTTTAAGAATAGAAGGTAAGAAATATGAAAATCTAGTTAAGTTTTTAAAAGAAATGGATTCAACTAAATTAAATGAATGGGAATTAGATTTTTGTAAATCAGTAATAGATAAACTTGATAAGTATGATAATCATATTCTTTTAAGTCAAAAACAACATAACGTGCTTAGAAAGATATATGACAAGCAAAACAATTAAAATATTTGGAAGTCCAGGAACAGGTAAAACAACTACACTATTAAATATTTTAGAAGAAAAAATTGCAGAAGGATATAATCCATTAAAGATTGGATATTTTTCATTTACACGTAGAGCAATTAAAGAAGCAAGAAATAGAATAATTAAAAAATTTAAATTATCAGAAGATGATTTAGATTATTTTAGAACTATACATAGTTTATGTTATAGAACTTTAAATGTTAATTCAGGTCAAGTATTTAAAGGTGAACGATTAAAAGAATTTTCAGAACTTGTTAGAGTAGAGATGTCAGGAGTATCAGAAGAGGATACTTCAGGTTTAATAATTGGAAATAAAAAAGGTGATCTATTACTATTTTGCGATGAAGTTGCTAGATCAAGCGAAAAAGATTTAAAGAAAGTATGGCAAGAATTAGAATGTGATCATAGTTGGGAAGAACAATTATTTTTTTCTAAAGCATTAGCTAATTTTAAAAGAGAAAAGAAGTTATTAGATTTCACTGATATGTTAGATTTATTTATAGAACAAAAAAATGTTCCTCATTTAGATATATTATTTGTAGACGAAGCACAAGATTTAACAGCCAAACAATGGAAAGTAATTGATAAATTAAATGAACATTGTAAATTTAGATATATAGCAGGTGACGATGATCAAGCTATCTATCCTTGGGCTGGTGCTGATGTTAAAAAGTTTTTAAATATTCAAGGAGAAATAAAGGTATTAGATAAAAGTTATAGATTACCTAGAGTTGTGCATAAACTTGCTTGTGATATTGCTAATAGAATTTCTTTTAGACAATTTAAAAATTGGACATGTAAAGATGAAGAAGGATCAATAACTGACATTATTTCAATAGAAGATGTAGATATGTCTGATGGTGAATGGTTAGTTTTAGCAAGATCAGGTTATCAATTAAATAATGTAGAATCATATTGTAAAAGAATGGGTTGGTTTTATGAAAAAGGATATCAAGAATTTAGAACTAATAAATATGTTATAGCAATAAGAGCTTGGTTAAAATTAAATCGTGGACAAGAAATAGTATTTGATGAACTTAAAAAATTATATCAATGTTTAAGAACTAAGACAGGAATACAAAGAGGATTTAAAAAACTAGATAATGTAGAAAAAGATGAAAAATTTACATTAAATTATTTAAGAGATAATTTAGGTTTATTAGCTAAAGGTGATTGGCAAGAAGTTATATTTGGACTTGATCCAGAAGATATATTAATGTTTGAATCTTTAGTTAATTCTGGTGATATATTTAAGAATAAGGCAAGAATTAGGTTATCTACTATTCATACAATGAAAGGTGGTGAAAGTGAAAATGTTGTTGTTATATCGGACATTTCCTTTAAAACTTGGAAAAAGCTAATGGAAGAACCTGATGATGAACATAGAGTATTTTATGTAGCTGTATCCAGAACAAGTAAAAATTTGTTTATTTTACAGCCGCAAACAAAGTATAGTTACGCATTGTTGTGAAAGCACTAGGAACTTATATATTTGCAGGTGGATTTACTATTGGAGTTAGTAAACATTTTAATGTCCAAGCACATTTTGAAATGAAACCTGGATTATATAAAAAAACTTTTCAAGCTAATTTTCCAGATATTCCAGTTTATGAAGGTGAAGAAGAATGGCCTAGAAAAAAATTTAAAGATAAAATTGATTTTGTATATTGTAATCCTCCATGTGCTCCTTGGTCTAATTTAGGAAGCACTCAAAAAGGCGCACAAGCTTGGCGTAACGACCCTCGTATAGCTTGTTGGAGAAATAGTTTTAATCTATTAAAAGAATTAAGACCTAAAGCGATAGCGATTGAGTCTGTACCTAGAGTTTATTCAATTAATGGTGGAAGACCTATGATTATGGAATTAACTAAAGAGGCGAATCAATTAGGTTATCAAGTAAATCATTTATTAATTGATGGAGGATTTACTGGTTTAAATCATAGTCGTAAAAGATTTTTTTTCATTGCAACTAAATATCATTTAAATCCAAATGTTTTAAACTTTCAACCTTTACCTACTGCTGGTGAAGTATTAGGTCAATTTAAAAAGGAACACGGATCAGATATTGGTCATTTAATGAAATTAGGTGAAAATGAAAAACCTTATTTGAAACATTGTAAGCAAGGAGAAAGTTTGAGAGTAACTTGGGAAAGATTTAATCCACCAGAAACTTGGAAACGTGGAGGAATGCGTGGAGGAGTAAAAGGACGACCTCAATTTATGAAATGGAGATTAAAAAATAATGCTCATATACCAGTTATAGCAGGAGGATTTTATATACATCCTACAGAAGATAGATTATTTGGACATAAAGAATTAGCATATATGGCTGGTTATCCTGTGGATTATAAATGGGAAGGACCTGCTTCTACTATTGGTTCACAAATCGCAAGAGGAGTTATGCCACCTGTAGCGGAATATGTAGCAAGGATAGTTAAAAGTAGTATAGAAAATAAAATAGAAATTAAAGAAAAGTTACAAACAATAGATTTTAGAAAGGAACCTGATCAACAACAATTATTATTATGACGGATTCAAATATGTTTAAACATTTAGATTGTGATACTTTATTAAAAGATATAGATAATTTTCATAAAAAATATGGGTTTGAAAAGAACGAAAAAGTTGGTATACCTGAAGATAACGAATTAGTAAATTTTAGAACTTCTTTTTTAATGGAAGAATTAGCAGAATACACTAATGCTATTACTAAAAAAGATTCAGCAGGTGCACTTGACGCATTAGTTGATATAGTTTATATTGCATTAGGTACAGCTTGGTTATTTAATTTACCATTTGAAAAAGCTTGGAAAGAAGTACAAAAAGCTAATATGAAAAAAATTAGAAGTAAAAGTAAGTCTGAAAAAAGAGGAACTAAATTTGATGTAGTTAAACCTAAAGATTGGAAAGCACCAAATATAGAAAGGGTTATAGAAGAAGAAATAGAAAAGAATGAAAGTTTTAATAACAGGATTTAATGCTCTTACAATTGGTACAGCAAGAAGTCCTTTAAATATAGCAACGTCTGCTAAGATACTTCCTACAGTTTTAAAAGAACTAGGGTATGACGTAACTCAAAAAGCCATTATCCCTGGTGAAGATGTATCTATGTATGATAAAGTTATTGTATATGTTTTTGGTCCAAATAGTCTTTCAGCAAGATATTGGTATGGTGCAGCATACACCATAATTAAAAGACCAGATGCCATTATCTCCATTGACGATTGGCAAACTAAAGATTCAGTTTCTGGATTTGGTACATTTAGTCGAGGTCATTGGAGAATATGGAAAAAATTATCTAAAGCAGGTAATCCAGTAGGAAAGATGTATTGGGAAGAAGCACAACCTTATAAAAAAGAAATAGAAGATTTTGTAGATGCTTTTGCTTTTGAAAAATGGCCACATAAACTTTTAATACCAGCATATGATGGTGGTAATTTTGAAGAACTAGGATTAAAAGCTAATGAAATAGTTAATTGGGATCCATCACCTTATACTGATACTTATTTACAAAGTCCTGAAGCAGGACTATTTGATAGTCAACCTCCTCCAATTGACATTAAAGAAAAAGCTTGGATACTTGCTAGTTTAGTAAGTAAACAAAGTTGGTTAAAGAAACAAACTTTTAGTTGGCCAATTAAAACTTTTGGTAATGTGAAAGAAAAACAACCTAGATTAAAAGAACACGAACTCTATCAAGAATATAGAAAAGTTTGGGGTATTATAAGTCCTCCTCACTATCATACTATGAAAGGTAGTGGTTGGTGGAGAGTTAGATATAAAATGGCTTATGATGCTAAAAGCATTATATTAGCACATCCTGAAGAAGCTAAAGTATTAGGAATTAATATTGATCATAATATTATAGAAAAAGGTAGCAATTGGGAATTAAACGAAATAATAAGTAGTCAGAACGAAATACTTAAAAATAAATTTTGGACAAAAGAAAGAACTAAAGAATTTTTTAAATGCTTGCTAGAATCATAATATTTGAAGGTCCTGATGGAGTTGGTAAAACTACTTTAATAAATCATATTAGAAAAGAATTTAACGATTCATATTATATGCATTTAAGAGTGCATAAAGATATGAAACTTTGGCATACAGCTTCTGCTAGATTAGCTATTAAAAAGAAAAAAGAAGGTAAATTAGTTTTAATAGATAGACATTGGCCTAGTGAACAATGTTATTCTTATATTTATAGAGAAGGACCTAGCTATGATCCAACTGAGATATTTAAAAGACTAAAACAAGAAGGTGCTTTATATGTGTGGTGTTCACCTGAAGATACTAATAGAGTAAAAGAAAATCATAGAAAAAATAGAGAACTAAGACACGAACAGTATTATGATATTGATAAAGTTATCGAATTATATGATAATTACTGGCACGGTTTAGAAAATAGAAAAAATATTTTATATGGTTTAAGTCCATTAAAATTAAGAGATGACTTTATAAGATATGATATGTTTAAAGAAGGTCATGATCTAGATAGTGTAAAAGAAAAAATAATAGAAAGGAGTATAAGTTGCGGCTTATGAAACAAATAAATAATAAATATAGAAAAAAAATATGGGAGATTTATCAAACTCCTGAATTTGTCACTAAACCTCGTGGTATGAAAATAGCAGAAGTTTTAAACGATAGCTGGATTATAGATATGGATGATCCTATTATAACTTTAAAAGAAAGAAAATTAAGTTACGATTTTATGTTTGGTGAAGCAGCGTGGATGTTAAATGGAAAGAATGATGTAGCTACAGTAAGTAAATATGCTGGTGCTATAACCAGATTTAGTGATAATGGTATAACTTTTTTTGGTGCTTATGGTCCTAAGATCATTGATCAATTACCATATGTATTTGATATTTTACAACAAGATAGAGATACTAGACAAGCTGTCTTAAATATATGGAGAGAAAATCCTAGATCAAGTAAAGATATTCCTTGTACTTTATCTTTACAATTCTTTTTAAGAGAATTAGGAGATACTTTATGGCTTCACACTACAGCTACTATGAGAAGTAACGATATATGGTTAGGAACTCCGTATGATAGTTTTAATTTTAGTGCTATATCTTTTTATTTAGCTTGCCTATTAAATAATAAAAATATTAATTGTAAATTAGGTAGATTAAATATACAAGCAGGTAGTCGTCATTTATACGAAACTGATTTTAAAAAAATTGATGCTGTAATGAAAGGTGAAGAATTAATAGATTTTCCTAAATTTTCTTTTAATGATTTAATTCCTTTATATAAAAAACGACCAGATAAAATTATACCTAATTTAGAACGTGCCGCTGACAGTGGATATAAAGCTAAATATAATGTCATGAAAGAAGTTTATGACAATTAGAATTCCAAGTGATTGGTATTTTTTAAAAATGGCAAATCTATCCAGTGAACGTGCTACTTGTAAAAGACGTAAAGTAGGTTGTATATTAGTTAATTCTAAAAAACATGTAATAGCAACTGGATATAATGGAGTTGCGGCAGGTCAAGAACACTGTATAGATAATCCTTGTGAAGGTGCACAATTAAAATCAGGTGAAGGTTTAGATAAATGTGAAGCAATACATGCTGAGCAAAACGCATTACTTCAATGTAGAAATGTATATGATATTCAAACAGTTTATTGTACACTTAGTCCTTGTATTCATTGTTTAAAATTATTATTAAATACTTCTGCACAACGAATAGTATTTATGGAAAAGTATGTAGACGCAGATAGATTAGGAGATTTTTGGTTAAAGAATAGAATGGGTACAGGTTCATGGACTTACATAAATAAGAAAGTAGTATTAGATAAATGTTCAAATTTACTGAATTAGAAAAATCAAACATAATAGCAATAGATACAGAAACATACGATCCTCGACTTAAAACTCATGGTCCAGGTGGATTTAGAAAAGATGGTAAGTTAGTTGGAATATCAATAGCAACTGATTCTGGTTATAACGAATATTTTCCAATAGGTCACCAAGCTGGTGGTAATTTAAATAATGAAATGGTAGTAGATTTTTTAAATAAAATGCTAAAACTTAATAAACCCTTAGTATTTGCTAATGCTATCTATGACATGGAGTGGCTTTATTCACACGATAATAGACTTGACTTTAATAAGTACCATAGAATTTACGATATACAAGGAATAGAACATTTATTAGATGAAAATAAACTTAAATATTCTTTAGAATCACTTGCACAATTTTATTTAAAAAAATCTAAATATGAAGTTGAATTAGAACAAGCTGTACAATTAGAGTTTGGTAAACGTGCTAAAGTAAAAGAAAATTTATGGAGATTACACGCAAATCACGTAGCTGAGTATGCTAAAGAAGACGCATTACTTACTTTGCAAATATATCAAAAACAGCAAGAAAGAATTGATCGAGAAGACATAAGAAAAATAGTTGATTTTGAATCAAGATTAATTCCATTACTATATGAAATTCGTAAGCGAGGTGTTCGTATAAATACTAGTAAGGCCGAAGAACTTTATAATACACTTGAAAAAAAACAAGCAGAGGTTCAAACTAGGCTAAATAAACTAGGAGGAGGAGAAGTAAATGTATGGGCAAATGCTTCTCTCAAACAAGCATATGATACGAATAACATTAAGTATAGTCACACCTCAAAAGGTACTCCGTCTTTCACTGCGACTTGGTTGGAAAGTCAAGTGGATGATATTAGTAAGAGCATCTTAGAGGTTAGAAAGATTGATAAAATAAGAAATACTTTTATTAAAAACATGATTCTAGATAAGGCAGTGAATAGTAGAATACACTGTAACTTTAATCCACATGGAACTGTAACAGGTAGGTTTAGTAGTAATTATCCTAATTTACAGCAAGTGCCTGCTAGAGACCCTGAACTTGGACCGTTGATCAGAAGCTTATTTGTACCAGAGGAAGAATCAGATTGGATATGTGCTGACTATTCTCAACAAGAGCCTAGAGTATTAGTACACTATGCTGCTCTTAAAAATATGAAAACTGCTTTAATAGTACAAGAACATTTTAATAAAAAGCAAGATACAGACTTTCATCAAATGGTAGCTGATATGGCTAATATACCTAGAAAGCAAGCTAAAACTATTAACTTAGGATTATTCTATGGTATGGGTAATAAAAAATTAGCTAGTGAATTAGGTTTAGATATTGACTCTGCTTATGAATTATTTAATAAGTATCATTCTAAAGTACCATTTGTAAAAGAATTATCAAAACAAGTTTCACATGTAGCTAGTACTAGAGGATATATTAAAACTTTATTAGGTAGAAAAAGAAGATTTGATTTATGGGAACCAAAAGATAGTTGGGGAGAAAAAGCATACAATAGAGTAGAAGCAGGTATAAATTATCCTAAACAAGAATTAAAAAGAGCTTATACTCATACAGCTTTAAATGCTTTAATACAAGGTTCATCTGCTGATATTACTAAAGCAGCAATGTTAAAAATTTATGAGTCAGATTTATTAAATGATATTGATTTAAAATTAACAGTACATGATGAATTAGATTTTTCAGTACCTAAGAATAAACAAAAATGTTTATCTGAGGCTATACATTTAATGCAAAATGCTGTAGATTTAAGTGTCCCTCTTAAAATAGATGTTGAGAAAGGAGATAGTTGGGGCACTATAAAATAAATGCATATAGGATTTTTAGGTCTAGGAAAATTAGGATTACCAGTAGCTTTAGCAGTTGAATCAAAAGGCCATAAAGTTTGTGGTACTGATATTAACGATATCACTTTAAGAAATATTAGATTTAAAACCCTGAATTATAAAGAAAAGGGAGCACAAGAACTACTAAATAATTCTAAAATAGAATTAACAAATATAGAGAAAATGGTATCACAGTGTGATATAATTTTTGTTCCAATTCAAACTCCGCATCAAGAAAAGTATGAAGGTATAACAAGAATACCAAAAGAACGTGCTGATTTTGATTACACATATTTAATTGATGGTATAAAAAATTTAAATGAAGAAATTAAAAAACAAAATAAACCAACAAATGTGGTTATTATTTCTACTGTTCTTCCTGGTACTATTCAAAAACATATTAAACCCATAATTGACGATAATTTAAAACTATGTTATAATCCTTTCTTTATAGCAATGGGTACTACTATTCACGATTTTTTAAATAGCGAGATAATTTTATTTGGAGTAGATGATCCAACTGCTGCTTCTGTTGCTAAAGATTTTTATAAAACTATAAATAACTCACCTTTTTATGAGACAACTTTAGAGAACGCAGAATTAATAAAAGTAGTATATAACACCTTCATTAGTACAAAAATTGCTATGATGAATACAGTAATGGAAACATGTCATCATTTACCTAATACAAATGTTGATGATGTAACTAATGCTTTAGCTTTATGTACTGATAGAATTATTAGTAAAAAATATTTATATGGAGGTATGGGCGATGGTGGCGGTTGTCATCCTAGGGATAATATTGCTCTTTCTTATTTGGCAAATAAATTAAATTTATCATACAATTGGTATGATAATATAATGAAACAACGTGAAAAGCAAACTGAATGGTTAGCAAAATTAATTATAGAACATAAAAACGATAAAGAAATTAATATTTTAGGAAAATGTTTTAAACCTGAAACTAATTTAACTTTAGGTAGTCCATCTATATTACTTTATAATATTTTAAAAGAAATGGGAGAATCACCTAGAATATGGGATCCTTATGTTGATGGTGTAGATGATATGGAAGCTACATCTAAAAAATTTGGTTGGCAAGAACGTGGTCAATTATTTTTTATAGGAACTAAACACGAGGCTTTTAAACATTTTTACTTTCATCCTACTTCAATAGTCATTGATCCTTTTAGATATTTAGAAGAAAAAGAAAGTGTAAAATATATACCAATAGGAAAGAATACATGAGACCAGATAGAAGAATAGAAATAATTAGAAGTTGGATTTTTAATTATCTTTCAGAAATGGATAAACCAGCAAACTGTTTAGTAGTAGGAGTATCAGGAGGTATTGATTCATCAGTAGTAAGTACTATATGTGCTATGACTGGATTTAAAACTTTAGCTGTATCAATGCCTATTATGCAAAGACCAGAACTTCATGATCTTTCTATTAAACACGCTAATTGGTTAATTAATAAATTTAAAAATGCATATAAAATTGAATTAGACTTAACCAGAGGTTATATATCGTGGGAAGATACTATGAGAGAATTTAAATTTAGAGATGAACATGGATTTGCTAATTCTAAAAGTAGATTTAGAATGTTATCTTTATATCAAATAGCTGCAAGTACAAGTGGTTTAGTTGTAGGAACTGGAAATAAAGTTGAGGATTTTGGCGTTGGCTTTTACACAAAGTACGGTGATGGTGGTGTTGATATTTCACCTATAGCTGATTGTATGAAAAGTGAAGTATATGCTATGGGTAAAGAATTAAAAATACTAGATGAAATATTGGAAGCTGAACCAACAGATGGATTATGGTCTGATGGTAGAACAGATTTTGATCAATTAGGAATGTCTTATTACGAATTAGAAGATGCAATGAATGATCCATCTTCTGAAAAATATCAAGACTACGTTAATATAAGAAAGAAGAATTTACATAAAATGAAACCAATTCCAATATGTAAATTTGATGGAAAAGACACTCTGGAAAACAATTAGAGATAAGTTACCTAATTTTTTTATTCAACGAATAGAAACTCAAATTGAAAGAGGTATCCCCGATGTTCACTATTGTGCAGCAGGCATATCGGGTTGGATAGAAGGTAAATATATTAAAAGCCCTAAAAGAGATAATACTAAAATAAAGTTAAAACTAACCGTTGAACAAATAGCTTGGCATAAAACTTATAACCACTATGGTGGTAGAATATATGTACTTGCTAAAAAAGATAGAGATGTTTATTTATTTACAGGCTCTATGTCAGAACAATTAGCTGTAGGCGTAAGTAAAGAAAAATTTGAAAAACTTGCTGTTGCAAAAGGTTGGGAAGAGATAAAAATATTTTTGTCTAAATTGTAATTAATATTTAATATACTTAAAAAGTATTAGCGATAAAGCTAGTATTAAACAATTTAACAGAGGATAAAACTTTTGTTAAACAACTATATGTGATACACTAAAGTGGTTACGCAAGCAATTGCGTAGCCACCAAGAAAGGAGAATATGAGTAGAGAAGAAGTGATTAAAAAAATCCAAAAACTTTTAGCAATGTCTCAAGCTAATGGTGCTTCTGAAAACGAAGCAATGATGGCTGCTACTAAAGTTCAACAATTACTTCAGGAACATAATTTATCTTTAGGTGAAATTAAAGATAATCAAACTATTGAAGATATTGATTGGGAAAAAGTAGAAATAGATAATGCTAAGTGGAAAGGTTGGATACGTCAAGCGACTGCTGAATTATATTTTTGTACTACTTACAATGATATTAAATTTGATAACGACTTTAAGAGAGTTAAAGTTGCAGTATTCGTTGGCCGTGAATCCAATAGAATTGTAGCAAAGTCTATGTACGATTATTTTATTAATACAGTAGAACGTATGTCAGATAACGAATTTAAAAATGTTGCTGGTTCTAAAGCAGAAATTAATAAAATGGCTTTTAATTTTAAAATGGGTTGTGCTTTAAGTTTAACTAGAAAAATAAGTGAAAAGTTACAAGAAGTTAAAAGTCAATCAGCTCAAAATAATGGTAATTTACCTATGCTTTATAAGAATGAATTACAATTAAATCGTAATTGGTTATTAGAGAAGAAAAAGGTTAAGTTAAAATCAGGTTTTACTAGTAGGATAAATATCAAAGACAGAGAGGCTTATTCAAGAGGTCAAGAAAAAGGTAATAAAATAAGTCTAAATACACAAGTTAATAATCAAACAAGCGGTAGATTACTCTCATAAGAAAGATATAATAGGGGCTTAATAGCCCCTATGATTAGAAAAATTAAATATAAAAACAAAATAATTAAAGTTATTTTTAAAAGAATATCAGATTATGCTGTGTATTCTCCTCAAAATTTAACACTTACTATTAGAAAAGGTTTATCTAATCAATACTTAGCTAGAACATTATTTCACGAGTTGTTTCATATCATTACAGATTTAAATGATTTTAATGTATCTAAACATGGTGAAGAAAAAGTGGCTAGTTTAATGGAAGAATATTATTATATATTAAAACAAAATAAAAACTTGAAGAATTTAATTATATCATGTTTTTAAAATTAGGTTATACTTTGTATTATGAAATTTATTTTAGCAATTCAAATATGTTCAGCTTTAATGCAAACTTGTACACCTCCTATTGAAGTAGGAAGTTATAAATCTCATTATGATTGTGCTACAGCAGGATTCATTAAAGGTATAGGAGTATTGAGAGAGCTTGGTGAAGAATATGTTAATGAAAAAAATATGCTAATGAATTTTAGTTGTACGCCAATAGAGAATGCTTAAAATGTTTGATAAAGAATCAGATATAGTTGAAACTTTAATGAATTCTCCAACAAGTAATTTTTGGGTTAAGTTTACATATTATGATAAAAAAAATCCTAAGGTAAAACTTAATTTTGAATTTGCACAATTTGATTCTGAACCTTTTTTTCCTCGTATAAATAGATTTTTTGAATTTTGTATATCTCGTATGACAGACTTTGTTTTTATAGATTATGAAATCAAAGAATATGATTATGATATAATTAAGTATTCTATAAACCCTCGTAATGAGTTTACAATCCACTAAAATAGTGTGACGTAAACAGGCTAAATTCACTTGGATTTAACTCTAGCCATATAATCTATCGTATAAATTTTTATTGATTTTATTGCGTTTTTAATATTATATAAAAATTATAATAAAACTAAAAAAAGGAATATATGGCACTAGAAATAAGAAAAGAAGATATCAGAGAAGATGAACCTAAAAATAAAATTGAGTATCAAAGTTTTAGTTTATCTATAAATTATGAAAATAGAAAAACATGGGATTTTGGTAGTACAGAGTTTCTTCCAATACATTTAGAACGACATCCTTGTATTTATGCAAGATTAATGTATAGATTAAGTAAAAAATTTATAAAATGGTTAAATAACAATAATAAAAAATATGCAGTTACCTTAGATGGTAATTATATAGAAAGGGATTAATTGAAATATAAAGTTATAAGCAAAGAACAACTAATAGAAGCAAACGAAATAGCAAAGAAAAAGAAATGGCCTAGGCATTTTATAGAACTTGATAAGGATAATGACGAGTTTAATATATCGGGTTTTCCTATTCTATTTGATGTTAAGATGAGACCTGATTGTACTAGAATATTATTTGAAACAGCAGATGATCTTTATCAACTAGATGTCGATAATAAAATCTATGATCAACTTACTGAAAAAAATACACAAGCTATATACCACTGATTATATTTCTTGGTTATTAATAAACTTTATTTGTTTATTATTATATTCTTTAATTTTAATATCTATATAGAAAGGAGAAAGTAATATGGTTAAACATGTATTCATATGGTCTAGTGGTCTTCACATAGAGACTGAACTTAAAAAACCAATTGAAGGTTTAGAACATTTACAAGGTATTGTAGGTGGCTCTATCGAATTAGCACAAGCTAGATGGGATGGAAAAAATTACGATATGTGGGTTGACGAAGAAGGTTTATTTACTAAAAAATTAAATCTTAAAGCAACTCAAGCTTATCATAATTATTGGACTTGGTATAATAACGAACACTCAGAAGATGCTAGAAGTGTTGAAGATATTAAAAATAGAAAAATATGCGGAAACGTAGTCTTGATCGCAAACGAGTAAAATATTATCTTGGCATAGGTGATAAACTTGAAAGTTTAAGAATGGTAGGTCCATTTAGTAGACAAGTGGAGGTAGAAAAATATATAGAAAAACACGAAAAAAATGTTTTCTTTAATCCTTATAAAGAAAGTTATACTGTTATCTATGCTCAAGAT